ACCCAGCGGGATCTGTGTGAGCATCTGCTCCATCTCGTCCCGGAACTCTTCGATTTGTTCCGTGAGCTGCCAGTTCATGAACTGGACCTTGCGGTCGGCGGTGTCCGTTTGCTTGCGGTCGGCCTCTCCCTTGATCTCTGACTTTACGATGCCCTCGGGCGGCAACAACTCACGCGCGCTGGAGGCTGCGAAGTCTACGCAGGCCTCGGCCATGACCGGGTGCACAACCTTCGAGGCCCCGTCGAACGTTGCGCCGCCTGGCGCGTCGTGACCCAGGCCTGTACGACGGATTCCCTCCTCGTACTGTTTGTCGCGCTCCTTGCGGGCCTCTTGGTCGATCTTGATGAACTCCAGGTAGTCATGCGCCAGGTTCTCCAAGACGCTGTCGTCCATGTCCTCCGCGAGGTTCGCGTAGAAGTTTGGATCCTTGAGAGGGCCCTCTGTGGGTTTGTAGTTGACGACGACCGAGCCATCCTCCAGCTCGATCAGCTCCTCCTCGGCCTGTCCGGGGTCAAGGTCTAGCACGTCCTCGATGTGCTCGATCTCATCCTCCTGCATCAGCGCTATCTCCTCGTCCTCCCGGGACTTGAGGTCTAGCGCGCCGAGGGTGTTACCCTGCTGGATTGGCAGCTGCGGTTGCTGGGCCATTATTTATAACCTTCCATGACTGATCTGTAACCAGGGGTGGCCTGGTCCTCTGAGTATTCGTACTGCGGACGGTGTCTTGCCTCGCGCTCGTCCATCATGTCCTGCAGTATGCCGATGCCCATCGACGCAGCGCCCGGGATCATACCAACAACCGGGGCCATCGACGCAGCGTCTAGCGCGGTCATCGCCCCGGACATTGCCGCGCCTCGGTAGTCGCCCTTAGCCAGGCGCTTGCCGGTGTCGTGCGCGCTCATCGCGGTCATCCCAGCTCCGACGGGTGGCATCGCGCGCTCGAGGACCTTGGTTCCAAACTTAGCGGCCTTGCTGCCCCCGATCTTGTCCATCGCGCGACCCGCGCCCTTCTTTGCGGCCCTTAGGTAGTCCCTCATGCTCAGACGTGAGGGCTCGCCCCCACGGGTGATCATCTCAGCCTGCATCTCGTACGGGGAGAGCACCATGCCGCCAACGTCAAACTTCTGCGGGCGCAAGGTTGGGATCTCGCCCTGCTGCATCATCAGCTCGTCCTGCATGTATCCGCGGTAGTTCGACGGCTTGTCTTGTATCGCGTACTCGGGGACTCCCTCGGCGCGTGCGCTCTCTCTCCAGTCTCTCATGCCCTTGGCGGTGCGCGGACGTTCGCCAAGAACTTTCAACCCCTTCTCGCCGTACTGGTGACGGAGCGGGTTGTACGCGGAGATGAGCATCTCAAGCTCTTCCTCGGATGGATATCTCTTGTTCTTCTGGAAGAACTCTACCTTGATCTGGTCGATCATCGGGACCTTGCCGCTCGCCAACGCCGCGTTCTCCAAACCCGTCGCGGTTCTCGCGATCGCGTCGGACGCGGGGGTCACGGACTGCTCTGGGTACAGATCATCCAAGCGGCCGGCCATCTGCGCGTTCTCGATGCTCTCGACGACGTTCGGGTCGCTGATCTCCATGGTGTTGGGACGTAGCATAGTCCCACGAACGCCTCGGCCTAGCATCGCACGAGACAAGAACTCGTCGGGTGCTACCTCTGGGTTGAAGTTCTTGGTGATACCAAACTCGTTAACAACGGGCGACGACGCTCTCATGTTCGGGTCTGTCGCCAAGGCGTGCGTGGCCCTAGCCTGTGTCTCTGGGTCGTGCTTTGGAACGAAGGGGCCCTTGCTCAAGGAGCGGGCGTAGTCGTGCAGCGCCTTAACATCCTCGGGCTTGGGTGGAGACCCCGTCTTCCTCGTGTAGTCCGATATGGCCTTCGAGATGCTTTTGTAGATGTCCGCGCCAATCTTCTGTACCTTGCCGGCGTTGGCGTACCCGGGTAGTATCCCCGACATCTCGAATAACATCTGACGTGGTGTTTTGATTGGGTTCATTATTGGTTATGGTCTCCCTAGTACCACTCATGCACAAAAATCATAAATTTGTGCCTACTGAGCGTACGGGTTCACGCGGGACCTCTTATCGTCCGCGTAGCCGTAGTCCCTGGGTGGCAGGGGGTCGAGCTGCACCCACCCCGAGTCTCGCAGCACCCGGAGCGCCTGGGATAGGCTGTCCACGTAGTCGTCGTGCCCACCAGACTCTGGGAACGAGCACACCTGGCGCAGGAACCTGCTAGCCCACGCGGCGAACTCGCCGGGCTTCTCCGTGTCCTCGGGTATATACACCTTACCCTTCGCGATCAGGGGCGCGACGATGTTCAGGCGCTGCACCTTGTCCGCCTTGCCAGGGTTGTACGCGCGCACCGGTATGCCCGCGCCCTGTAGCTCTTGCACCAGGGATATGCCCGCGGACTTGTCCTCCATCAGGATCAGGTCCGCCTTCCTCCCCTTCGCGAATGTTTGGTCTGAGCCGTACACGACCTCCTTAAAGTCGCTGATAACCTTCTTTCGGAGCTCGGGGTATGAGAGGTGCGTGTCCCACGCGTCCAGTAACATCAAACACGTGCCAGCGTCGGGCCTCTCGAACACGCCCCAGACCTCGCACGCGGTCGGGTCGTTGTGCGTCTTCTCGGACGTAGCAGGGTCGTAGCTCGCGATGACGTACTCCAGGGTCGGGGTCTCCTGTTTTGCGGGCCACATCCTGAACCACTTCCGCTTGACGATGCCGGCGTCCTCGGGGTTAAGTATCTCCCCGTAGATCTCCTGCTTTCCAAGGTCTGTCCCCTCGTAGGTCTCCAGCTGCTTGAAGAACGTGGAGGACAGGTTCACCTTGTTATCGTAGGATGAGGCGTTGACCACGTAGACCTCGCCACCGATCTTGCCCTCGTTCAAGTCAACGATCAGCTCCTTGGGCTTGGGGGTGGTCGTGACAATCTGCTGAACCCGTGGTATGGCGGGGTCCTTCAGACGCATCGTGAACTGCACCTGGTCGTAGGCGTCGTCGATGTACTCGAACGCGCACAGCTCGTCGAACCAACCCCCGTGGAACTGCTTGCCCCGGTACCGCTCCGGCTCCGACCCGGGTATGCCCTGTATGATCGAGCCGTTGATCAGCGTGATCTCCAGCATCTGCTTGTTGTAGTCCTTGATCAGCGAGGCGGGTATGATGTGCAACAGCCCGGAGTCACCCTCGAAGCACGTCGCCCGGATGTCGTTCGACGTCGGCGCGGTCACCAGCCAGCGAGTGTTCGGGTACTTCCACGCCCGAATCCCGATCCAGTGGCTCGCGGTGTGAGTTTTTCCAGACCCCCGGCCGGCGAGCATGAGAAACGTGTCATAGTCGCTGTCCTCGGGCTCCCTTTGGTGCGGCAGGGCCTCGATCTCCCACCGAACCTGCCATAGAGCGGCGTCTAGCTGGTGCTTGGGCCAGTGTTTGTTGGTCTTTGCGAAGTTTGCAAGGATCTTCTCCTGTTCTTTGGTCAGCATACCGCTAAAAACCCCTCCTCGACCAAGAAAGGGCGCTCCGTTAGCACGTGCGCGCACTGTTTTGGCGTTATTTTGTTAACCTTTGACAAAAAACGATACAAATTGCTCGTCTTTTCCTTGTTTTTGTAAAATTCCAGGGTGAAATAGCCCCTGGTCTCGTGCTTTGAGAGCTTTGAGCGGTACCCGAGCGACTCAACCAACCCCTGAAGCCTCCTTATACGGCCCCAGGAGTGCTCGGTTACCTGGACAAGCTCTTTCTTTGAGCCGTAGCCGTCCAAAAAACCCTCGAGCAGCTGCTCCCTCTGCTCCGGGGACGCGCTCATGTAGCTAAAGGGCACAGAGTCCGGGGCTCCCTCGCCATAAATCGAGAAGCTGGTGGCTAGCGGGGGCCGAAACTCCATCAGCGTGTCACCGTTCTTGTGGCGGCGGGTGACGATCGCGTAGCCGTGCTCCCTCGACCGGGCCCTCATCCGCTTGATGTCGTGCTTCTCACGCAGCCAGTGACGCCCGGTTGGGCTGAGCGTCGCCAAGAAAACGCCGACAACGTAGGGTGGCGCGGGTAGGTCCACCCACGAGTACTTAACCGGGGAGGTTATTGGTAGTGAGTACTCACGTCTACCATCATCACGGGCCAGGGCCTCACGGGCCAGCTCGTGCGCGCTCTTCTTCTTGAGCGGTCTCTTCATGCACTTCCTCGCCCCCTTCTTGCCGCGGTTCTTCGCCCAGCTCCCGCGCCTGTCCCTCCAGGTCTTGTCCTGTAGCTCGAAGCTCATGTGCCGGTCGCCCCTCACGCTAACCCCGTCGTGGAAGCTAGCCTCGTAGCACTCGGTAGGTATGTAGAGCTGCACGCCCTTCACGGGCTGCGGGTTGCCCTCGACGTCGAAGACCACGTGCTTCGTGGTGAGAGCGTGCGCCCTCACCCAGCCCTCGGTGGTCGGCACCGGGGTGTCAGATGTCACGGCCACGCTTCCTCCTCTTCCTGTCTCGGTCCATCTTGGTCGCGTGCGCCGAGCTGCTCGGGGACAGCCAGATCTCCTTGAACGTCCCGTCCGCCCTGAGCGACTTCGTGTACGCAAAAAAGACGAACCCGTCCTCCCGCGTGTCGCCACGGTGGAACCTTTCGCCTGTGATTGGGTTGACTCGTCTCATCTCTATACAACTAATACAAACTTTATTGAAATTTCATGCAAACGGCAAAATTTGCCGGTTTACCAGGTTGGTCGCACTTTGCCACCTCATTCCAGGGTCGCCGGCAAAATTTGCCAGTTTGCTGCACAGGTTGCACAGGTCGCACAGGTCTAAGTGCACCTACTCCTTTTCTTTTTCACTCATGAAGAAAAAAAGAGAATAGGTAAGTGGGTTTAGACCTGTGCGACCTGTGCAACCTGTGCAGGGAGCGCACCAAAGTAGTGCACGTTTCGGATCTGTCTCTATACCTAGTAGCCACTTTTTTGCAAAAAATTTTTGCGGGCGGTAAAATTTGCCGGTAAAGTAGAGCGATCGCTGGGTTGAGTGGGGCCCCCGCCCCCACCCCCCTGGTACCCGCGAAGGGGTGACCGACACTCTAAAAAGGGACCCTGCCAACATGCCTGTATGCGCATATAGGTATGTTGCCGTGCACAACGCCCCAGTGAGCGCACACTAACATGCCAATACCGCAGAGTGAGCGCTTGCTAACATGGTGC